ACTCATCAATGGTCTCCGCCAAGAAAATGCAAAGAAAATGATGAAAGTTGCAATGACTGATAAAGACGGCTTTAAAGAAATTTTAGGTTTTGCAAGAGAGGCACTCTAATATGGTAGATATAGTTCTTAAATTGACGGGGGAAGAAGTTTCAGTTTCATCAACTCCAGATACAGTTAATGATGCCGTACTTTTCAGAATATTTACACCGACTGGCGGAGCTGCTTTTATCATTGTAAGAGATTCTGCTAATAATATAATAGGATCAATGTCACAGCCAGCTGGGTTTGTAGAAATAATGGAAAAGCGGGCTACTGATACTGTTGAAGCAAACACTGCAGTTAAATGCACTCCTGTTGCTTACAAATGATTCAGGTTCATAATCTTATAAATAAAAATAAAAAAGGAAACAAGATATGAAACTAATAACAGAAGTTTACGATGAGGCGTCGGTTCTTACTGAAGCATCTGAAGATGGTAAAAAAGGTTATTTTATAGAAGGTATCTTTATGCAGGGCGATGTTAAAAATCGCAATGGCAGAATTTACCCTTCTGCTATTCTTGAAAATGAAATGAAGCGTTATAATGATCAATTTATTAAGACAAAGAGAGCCCTTGGCGAACTTGGTCACCCAAATGGTCCTCAGATCAATGGTGACAGAGTTTCACACCTTATCACTGAAATGAAGCGCGATGGTTCAAACTTCGTCGGTAAAGCAAAAATTCTTTCTACTCCAATGGGTGAAATTGTAAAAACATTCATCGATGAAGGTGTAAAAGTTGGAGTTTCAACTCGCGGTCTTGGTTCTGTAAAACCAACTAAGGAAGGTATTATGGAAGTTCAAGATGACTTTCATCTTGCAACTGTAGACATTGTTACAGACCCTTCAGGTCCAAATTGCTTCGTAAATGGTATCATGGAAAATACGGAATATTACTATGATATTGCTTCCGGTAATTGGAGAGTAATGGAGCGTCTAGAAGAAACTGTAAAAGAACTGAAGAAGGAAGTTACCACTCGCAACCCACTTGGCGAAGCGAAAGCTCTTAGAATATTTGAAAACTTCATAGCTTCTTTAAAGTGATACATAAATTATATTTTTTATAAATAAACTATGAGATTAAATTAAATCCATAAAAAGGAGAATAAAATGTCAGAACAAGACTTACAAGAGTTCAAAGCAGATCACAGTGGTGGTGATGTTGTCAAGGGCGCAGAAGTTCCTGATCCAGTTACACCAGCCGGCGGTGCTGTAAAACCACGTCGTGGAGACGTAAAGAAAACAATAGATGCTACAGCTGATAAACTAGGCTCTACATCTGGAGTTACTGCAGAAGTTAAAGAAGATGTAGATGGTTCAGAATCATTTGAATCGCTATTTGAAGGACTTGATCTTTCAGAAGACTTCAAAGGCAAGCTTTCATTAGTATTTGAAGCTGCTGTCAATGAAGCTGCTACTGTTAAAGCCGAAGAAATTGCAGAATCTTTAGAAGAAGAATTTTCAATTAAACTAGAAGAATCAATCAACGAAGCAATGGAAGAGATTGTTGAAAATCTTGACAACTATCTTGACTATATTGTTTCAGAGTGGATGGAAGAGAACGCTGTTGCAATCGAATCCGGCATTAAAGTTCAAATGGCTGAGTCATTTATGGAAGGTCTTAAGGGTCTCTTCTATGAGCACAACGTAGAGATTGATGAAGAAACAGTTGATATTGTTGCTGATCTAGAAGAAGAAATTGCTTCACTTAAAGAAGAAGTAAACAAGACAATCAATGCAAATATTGAACTTTCTGAAGCTGTTGAATCACTTCAGGCCGAAATGATCTTTGAAGAACTTTCAGAAGGTCTAACCACTTCTCAGAAAGAAAGATTCCGTGTTCTATCAGAAAAGCTCGAAGTATCTGATCTAGATTCATATTCTTCAAATCTTTCAACATTGAAAGAATCATTTTTCAAATCAAAAGCGCCAGTTATTAATGAGACTGCTGTAGACGATGAAGAAAAAGAAATCATGCTTGAGGAAACTGCTCCTAAGAAAGTTTCATCATATGACTCTGTCAATGCAATCGCAGCCGCTTTAAATTCAAACCGTTTTAAGTGAAAAAACCAAAATTATAAATAAGTTTATAAGATAACAAACAAAGGAGAGACAAAAATGAGTCTATCAAATCGCGATTTAGTTGCAAAGTGGGGCCCAATCCTTGAGCACTCAAACTTTGCTTCAATCAAAGACGAACAAAGAAGATCAGTAACTGCAACTATCCTCGAGAACACTGAAAGAGCGCTTCGCGAAGATAGAACTGCTGTTTCTATGTCTTCACTTCTAATGGAAACACCAACAATGAACGCAGGCGGTTACGGTTCAACTGGTTTCAGCGGTTCAGCTGCTGCCGAAGGTCCAGTAGCTGGTTATGACCCAGTTCTTATCAGCCTTGTTCGTCGTTCCATGCCAAACCTTATCGCATACGATATCGCTGGTGTTCAGCCAATGACTGGACCAACCGGTCTTATCTTCGCTATGCGTTCTAAGTATGGCACCGCAAACAGCGCAAACGAAGCTTTCTATAGTGAAGCTGATACCGATTACTCTGGTTCTGGTACACAGGCTGGTTCAACCGGTAATGCTGCTACTGCAAACACTGGCGTTGGTATGTCAACTGCAACCGCTGAAGCACTCGGTTCAACCGGTGGTCAGTTCGCAGAAATGGCTTTCTCAATCGAAAAAGTTGCTGTAGAAGCTAAGAGCCGCGCTCTAAAAGCAGAATACACCACTGAACTTGCACAAGACCTAAAAGCAGTTCATGGTCTAGATGCTGAAACAGAACTTGCAAACATCCTTTCTTCTGAAATCCTTGTTGAAATCAACAGAGAAGTTGTTCGCACAATCTATAACTCAGCTGTTACAGGTGCTTCAAACACCTCTGGTCCAGGTACATTCGACCTCGACGTAGATGCTAATGGCCGTTGGTCAGTTGAAAAGTTCAAGGGACTTATGTTCCAGATCGAACGTGAAGCTAACCAGATCGCAAAAGACACCAGAAGAGGTAAGGGTAACATCGTTATCTGTTCTTCTGACGTAGCTTCCGCTCTTCAGATGGCAGGTGTTCTTGATTACACCCCAGCACTTAACTCAAATGCCCTCAATGTTGACGACACTGGCAACACCTTTGCAGGTGTTCTAAACGGTCGCTTCCGTGTTTACATTGACCCATATGCTGGAAACAACTACATGGTTGTTGGTTATAAGGGTTCAAGTGCATTCGACGCTGGTCTATTCTACTGCCCATATGTTCCACTACAGATGGTTCGCGCTATCGGTGAAAACAGCTTCCAGCCAAAAATCGGCTTCAAAACCCGTTACGGCATGGTTGCTAACCCATTCGCTCGCGGTGCATATGACTTCGGAGCTCCAGGTCTTGGTGCAATCGAAGCAAACACCAACAAGTACTACAGAAGAGTTCTTGTTCGCAACCTTCTCTAATAAAAAAGAGTCCGGAAACAACCGGGCCCTTACAAAGAAACTGGCGGATCTTCGGATCCGCCTTTTTTTATTTTATAGATATTCGTTTAAAAACAACCGCATCATCTATAGTATTGACTTGTATAAATCCCATAGCAATAAGAAGTTCTGGTGTCTTAGTGGAAACTTCACCCCAAACATTCTGATTAATATCGTCAACCATACAATACCCGTCTAATTTTATATTTTTTGCGTATTTGTTGACATCTCGTATTGCCTGATCTGTATGTTGGCCGTCAATATATAAAAAGTCTATATTACCAATTTCTGGTGCTTCATCACTCGGTTTCTTGATAATTTCAACAAAATCTTCACATTCCATTTCTTTGACTAGATTTACAAAAATATTGTATATGTCAGATAAATTTATGGAATTCCAGAATTTAAAGTGTTCTCCATTGTAGCCTTTTGTTGCTTCGATTGTATCCCATGGATCTATTGCGTATAATTTTCCCTTGCCATGTCTCTTAAGTTCATTCGCGGTCACTATAGCACTTTTTCCGGCATATATTCCTATCTCAACACAAATTGGAAACTCGGAAGTTTTTGAAATTTCTTCCATGTAATCTATAATACACCCAGCTTTATTAATAGAACACCAGCCCCAGTTTGTTCCGTATTTTATATCATAATCCTTATATAGAAATTCTATTTTCCTTTTGGATTGGTCTATTGGTGATAAAGTTGAAAGATATACATCCTTTACGGATTCATTATTGCGTAATCTTTCATATGTAGAGGGTATGTCGTAACCAAGTTTCTTTGTTTCTGAAATTAATTGGTTAAGTTCTTTAGTCAAGAAATGGTATTTTTCAGTATAAAAAACTATTTCATCTCTTATATCATTATAATTTTTATATTCCATAATGAAGCCTTTCAAGTTATTCACATTTATTTATATCTATAAAAAGTTAACTATAGAGTATACTCATAGTCATGAAATTTGAAAACTCCTGATATCCATTATAGAAATTAAAGATTGGTATTCCACGGTCCTTTGCAATTCTAAGCGCTTGCCCAGTGCCACCACTAGCCTTGCCGTCTTTTGTCCAGCAAAGAACAAATTCAACTGGCGTATTAAGATCTTTACCTAGTACTTGATAAGAGTTTCTTGACATAAACTTCCAGCCCGCTTCCGATAACGCGCTCGATTTTGGATGATACTTTCGGACAAGATCAGCATTGAAATCCGGCGCAAGATAACTACCTTCGCCGTGCAGTTTAGTTAAATTATCGATATTTCGCTTATTAAAACCGTCCCAAGGAAGAAAGATTTGTCTATTGATAACTGCGCCTTTTTCAAAAGCAGCATCTGCACCACCAGCGCCGCCAGAGTTACAAGTATAGCCAAGAGACGCTAATCTCTTGGCTATTGCAGTCATATATAAACATACATCTTTAGGAGTTTCGCGTGATCCTATACCGGCATAGGATTTAAAGCTTTTCCTTGATGGTTGCAATCATTTTCTCCAAATTTGATATAACTATTTCTTTTTCTTTATCTGAAAAGAACAATTCATACGTCTCCACAAAATCTTTTAATAGATCGTCGAATGAATAAATTGCAATTGGAATATCACTATCGTCTTGATATAGATCAATTCCATGAGCAGTCATACTGACACTTACATCTGTTTGGAGTGTAATTGTCGATGATGACATTAATTCATACCCAAAGCAGATTTATACATGTCAAGAATTGCTTCTTCTTCAGCGATTGCGTCTGCTTTGCGCTTACGAATAGCAATGATCTTCTTCATAACCTTGGTGTCGTAGCCACGACCCTTAGCTTCTGCCATCAATTCCTTTTGAGAATTTGTGACATCTTTCTTTTCTGACTCAAGTTGTTCATAGCGTTCGATGAACTGACGAAGTTCATCGGCGGTTACGTTATATGCATCGTTCATATGTTTTCTCCTTAATTACCAATTGTAGATGATTCAAAAATTCGATTATGCGTTTCGGTGCAACGAATAAACGTCGCACATTTTGAGAGATATTTAAGTTTTGATGCCCCCGCATACGTGCACGTGGAGCGAACTCCGCCAAGAATATCCTGTATAGTTATATTAACATCACCTCTGTATTTTGTCAATACAGTTCTACCTTCAGATGAACGATAATCTTTTAGACCACCGAAGTGTTTATCATTGGCAGACTTTGAACTCATACCATAGAACTTGATAAATTGTTTATCTGCTTTAATTTGTGATCCAACATCTCCGTAAAGACCTTCGGTATCAATTTCATTTGTGAGATATGTTTTAGTAATAATATCTCCACCACCTTGATCGTGCCCAGCCAACATTCCGCCAAGCATTACAAAATCAGCTCCACCAGCAAATGCTTTGGCTACATCCCCAGGTGTAGAACACCCACCATCAGCGATAATGTGACCGCCGAGACCATGAGCAGCATCAGCACACTCGATGACTGCGGATAGTTGCGGAACCCCGACACCTGCAACCAATCTTGTTGTGCAGACTGAGCCCTGACCAATCCCAACTTTAATGATGTCTGCTCCAGCAAGAATAAGTTCCTCCGTCATTTCACCAGTTACTACATTACCAGCGATGATTACAAGTTGTGGATATCTTTCACGAATATTCCGAACGTGATTTACGAATGTTTCCGTATAACCATTGGCTACATCAATGCAAAGATATTTTAGGCAAGCACCTACAGAAAGATATACTTTGCAGAATTTATCATAATCAGCATTACTAATACCAATGCTCATAGCAACATATTCTGTACGATCTGCACCTTTAAAGAAATCTATAAGTTCTTGCACCGTGTATGTTTTAACAAGACAAGTAAATAGGCCTGCCTTTGCCAACACGTCTGCCATCTCAATTGTACCAACACCATCCATGTTAGCAGCCATAATTGGAATACCACGATAATGTTGAAGTGCTATGTTTTCTGGGAATCCTGGCTGATAATTTCTAAATGTAAATTTTCGTTCTAGATCTACTTCGCTGCGACTTCCAAGTGTACTTCGCTTTGGACGAATTAATACATCTTTATAGTCGAGCTTCACATCATTTTCAATTCTCATTCTTTTGCGAAATCTCCTTTAATCTAATTGTTGCAGAAATTGCAGCATCCAATTCGTCCGGTGTATCGCACATAGTGACACAATTCCAGAGTTCATTGAAGGAAACGCCACTAAAGTATGCGTTTCCGATTGCGCTACCAATATAATTATAATCAGTAATCTTCACTTCCGCTCCTCTGCAATTCGTATCAATTCGGCAAGTAATAACAATCCTGCTGTTATATGTGCAGCAATAAATCCAAATGCAAGACCACCGAACGCAATTACTCTAAGAATACTTTTAATATATGATAGATATAATTTATAGTTACTCTTACACTGTTTCATCTATGTAGGGGGAATCTTTTCAGCATCATACTTGCAAATTCATCCTTTTCTTTATTCGGAACAAAGACATACGCACAAGTATCCAGCGGAATATGATGAACTACATCACCATCAACAATTGGATACGTAGGGTCGTGCACGACCCCAGCCACATATCCCATACCTTTGAAAATAGAAACAACAGGTGTAATATCAGCCATTCTGGCTTCGAGGGTCAGAACGGTTCCAAACCCTTGATGTGTAGAATTTTCCCACTCGTTAAATCCATTCATGGTCGCAGTTTCAATTCCTTCGTGTACTATTGTTGAATTG